TCTCGACTTTATAAAGTAAGGAGTTGTATATGTCTTTGCTATTAGGGAAGTTCCTTTACTTTCCCATTGTGCCCAAACGCTCCCTACTCCGTTATGGAGAGGGAACATTTCATGTAGGACATCTTTATACTTTTCCACAGATTCATTTGTCTCAGGCATTTCAAAGTCTGCATCTACTTTATCATACAATTCCATAAATGATTGCTTTGTTTCGTCATCAAAACGATTGATGCAAACTTGGATTGCTTTTGCTTTGTTCTTAAAGATAGAGTATGCACGAAGTATGTGAACCAATCTACGAGTGCTGATTAACTCTTCGATACCACCATCATAGAATGTTTTGCGAATTATGTCTGCCCAATCTACAAGTTTCTTGACAAACTCATCATCTTTAACACCAACTCTATCTGCGTGTAATCCTAGAAGTTTAATTTCATTGTTTACACTTGGATATGCTTGCTCAAATGTTACTGGGAATCTTTCAAGGAATGCTTCGTTGAGCACGTTAGTTCCAATAAAGCGTCCGTCGTCTGAACCTTTACCCTTAGTATTTGCGGTGGCGAGTATGTTGAATCCTGCTCTGGGTCTAACGAATCTGCCAATCTTCTTAAGGAAAACTCCATTTCCCTCAAGGACGCTCTGAAGGCAGAGGATTTTGTTAGAGGCAAGGTCGATTTCGTCAAGGAGCAAGATTGCACCTCGTTCGAGTGCTTCGATAACGGGTCCGTTATGCCATACTGTGGCACCATCAACAAGACGGAAACCGCCAATAAGATCATCTTCATCTGTTTCAATAGTAATGTTTACACGAATAAGTTCTCTACCTAACTGAGCACAAGCTTGTTCTACAGAGAAAGTTTTACCATTACCAGATAAACCAGTAATGAATGTTGGATAAAATTGTTTTGATTGTATTACTTTCTTGATATCTGCAAAGTTTCCAAACTTAAAGAATGTTTCATCAATCTCAGGAACTAAATTCTTTTCTGATGCAGGTAATACTGCAGGAGAGTTGTAGGACTTCTCAATGTTTTCTACAGCTGCAGATGTAACTTCTAGATTCCACTTTCCTTTAGATACTTTGAAGTTAGATAACTTCTTAGTAACTGTTTGATATGTGATATCGTTCATAGCACAGAATGCTTTGATATCTGCTGTTGTAATCTCAGTACCGTATAGGTTCTTGAGTTTTTCGATTGCTTGCTCGGAAGTCATTTTTAATTCAAAGGGCATAATAATAAAAGGTTTGTTTCTTAACTATACCTATATTATAGTTAAAAAAAGGGGGTCAGTAAACCCCCTGTGTGCCACTTTGTCAACTGGTTTAAACTGTCTTTAAATACTCTATATGGTCTTCTAATTCTTTAACTAACTTTGATTTACTATGTCTACGGTCAAGTTCAATACCAATTGTGCGTCCATAATCCTCTAATTCATCTTTTGATAAACTTGTTAAATCAATAGGTTCTGGGTCAACAGGGTCTTCTACAGATGCAGGTGCTGTATCTATAACTGGTGCTTCTTCAACCACTGGTATTTCAACGGTCTCAACTGTTTCTGATCCGTTAATCAAATCTCCAAACTTAGACATTGTTCTTTCTTAATTACGTTTATTTATTCTGATTCCTCTTCATCAGGTTCTTCTACTGCTGCTTCGGTCTCAGGTTTAGGTTCTTCCTTTGGTGCATACACTTTATTATATGCATCATACATTTTTCTCGCATCGCTAGGTGTGATTCTAACCATAGTATTATTGTAAGGTAACTCTATTTATCAAGCTACCAACTCAATGAATTCACTCAATATTTTCTTATTCATTTTCTTACCTTTAAGACTCTTTGCAAACGCTCTCTTAATTTCTGCTTTAGTCGCATCTTCTTTAACAACTAACTCCCCATCATTATTCAAAGCAGATGATGCCATACCAAAATAAGTATGATATCCAGATGTAGTAATTGCAAAAGACCTTTCTTTCTTCCAACGATGCATCATTTTGTTTGATGCATCAGTTTCATATCCACAGTATCTACGAATGAATGAACCACCTTCACGACTTGGAAGAACACGAATACCAATAAAATTAATTTGTGGAAAGTTATCTCTTAGATTATGAAGTAACATATCTGTACATTCATATCTACTAGAGTCTTTTGAAACATAAGTTTTACCTAACTTACGGTCACGTAATACACAACTTTCTCCAAAATAATTTGTACCCATATATGGTTCATCTTCCCAACCTCTCTGAACCTCACGATGATATTTAAGTGGTTGACTTTCTCCATCAGTAAGGACTACACATTGTACTTTCTCTGCACCAGTTTTCTTTTGAAATTGTGGAAGTAATTGATGTAAAGAAACCATTGCTTCGTTTAAAGGTGTTCCAGATAGTCTATATCCGTATGGTACATCCAAGTAAGGTGTGCTTTGTGACCAATCAAATACACAGGCAGACCTCCAAATGTTAATCATATGTGTATCTAAATCCTTTGACTTAGTTTGACTACTAAACATATTCAGTAAAGCAAAATTATTACTGACTTCTGCCATCATATTCTTTGGTTCATAGAAAGTCTCTTTGTTTGCATACATCGCAGGTCTAGGATAATCATTTGAAAATGCATAAACTTCATAAGGTATTTGAACTTTACGACAGAACCAGATTAAATTATAAAGTTGCTTCAATGTGTCCATCATTACGTTATTCATTGAACCAGACCAATCGAGAATGAATACTAATCCGTGGTTCTTTCCGTCAGGAACAATAGTAACTTTCTTAAATACATCTTCACTAAATTTGTAGTTGATAAGTTTAGTTGTGTCAAGAACACCAGTACGACTTGTAGTAGCACGAGCATATGCACCTGCAGATTTCTTGCACTCAAACTCTTTAACAAGATAACTTACTTCTTTTTGTGCAGACCTTTTGAATGCATAGAAATCTTTATCTAATCCTTCAAATGGGTCATAGGACTCTGGAATTCTCTCAGGATTACAAAGTGAAATAAAGTAGTTTGGATTTTTTTTGAATTGACTTTGTACTCTTATATTTAAATTAGTCCAATGCTCTTTAAACTCTTTATGAACTCTCTCATTTGAGATTACAACTTGGTCAATATCTACTTTTGGCAATTCAATGTAATGATTCTCACGTCCACCTCTGTTAATTAAATCTTTAAGTGCTTCATCAAGAGCATCCATTGTTTCAACTTCTGGTTCTGTATTTTGTGGTTGAGAACGATTACTAAGTTCATCCATCATATCTTCAATCTCTTCGATTGTTGGTGGTTGAGATTCTGATTTCTGATAATCTAAATCTACTTCCTCTCCAGACTCTTCTGTTTCTGATTTAGGTGTACCATCAAAAGTCTCATCACCTAAGTCTATACCTGCATCATTCTCTACTTCCTGTCTTTCTTTGTTCTCTTGCTCTAATTGTTGCTTACAAAGTGTGTATAATTCTTTTGCAAGAACTAATACTTCTTCAAATGTCTCCGCTAATTCAATCTTACTTACAAGGAAGTTCTCTTCAGTATTAAAATCAATATCAACAAAATGACCAATCTTGAAATATAAATTTACTCTGTCTGCAAGATTAAAATCACTCATATCTTTGTTCTCAATATCAAAGAAGTCCTTATCTGATAGTTCGTGATATGCATTATAGAATGTTTTATTAAGTCCTTCATATCTTCTCTTGATTAACTTTTCAATACGAGCATCTTCAACAACATTGACAAACTGTTGAGGTATCTGAACCTCTTTCCACCACTCTGTATTCGGTGTATAAAGTGCGTGTCCAACTTCGTGACCAACTAGCATATCAATCACTCCATTACTTGCTTTCTCCCACATTGGAAGTGTAAGTACACGGGTCTGTACGTTGAACTCTGCTGTTTCAACTTTCTTATGCTCAACTATAATATCTTCTGTGGCAAGTAGTTTAGCGAGTTGTGATTTGATTTCGTGTTGGACTGTCATAATGTTGTTTGCTTTATGTACCTATTATAACAACGAAACCGCCCCTTGGGACGGTTGAGTAGACACTTTATTAACTGTCCACGACGTTTCTTTGCTTGTCGTAGAGCCTGTGGTTTTAGCGTTCGTTTCTGTGGTTTACCAGAATTATGTTGCCAGTTAGGAGTTGTCATTTTACTTTTGTAACCCATCTATCATATCAAATATTTTATTATATTGCTGTGATGTTTTAGGATCTTTTAACTTTTGACTTAAATTACCTTGCAATTTACCTATATTATCTGACATCTGTTTTGAATCAGGTATTTTATTTACAATTCCTTTTAAATCTATTTTTTTACCAAGATTACTTGCAACACCACCTATAACTTTATCACGCATTCCTTTTAATTCTTGCGGTGACTTTTCATTTTGTTGAGCAAAACCTTTCATCATATTAATTATCTCTGGTTGCTCCATGAACTGTTGAAATGATTTCATTTTTTTCCCTGTAATTTTTCTAAAACTGAAACCTCTTGCATAGGAGCGACATCATTTAAACCATTTGCATCAAACCAAGGTGCATTTTCCCAATCAAAACCCTCACCAAATGTATTATCAGGTGCAACAACATACCAATGACACTTAGCATCAGGTATATCTACAGCACAAACTGCCCAATCGTCTGCCCATTGTGGGACTTGTACATACATTACTGGTAAATGATTTGCATGTACTGGTGTTGCCACAAATGTAATTACAAATAAAATTAAACTTAAAATAAGTTTACGCACTCTTTTCTCCTTTTCTAGGGTTATTTAGACTCCAATTTTTAACATTGAATACATCTAAGTACACCCATTTTGCATAATGTATTCCACGATAGCACAGAAAAGCAAAGACCCTCTCTGGATTATGGATTTCTTCATCAAATTCTGGCACTTCTGGGGGTTCCCAGTTAAAATTAACATGTAACATTTGTCTTTACCTCCTGTAACAATATTTAGTGTTAGGAAATGTTGACAAAAAAAGAGA